CATAATCAATAAACTGGGGAGACCCATAGTTGAACAGGAAAAAGAACTTGTAACAAGAGAGAATATCAAGAAGTTTAAACAAAAAGAAGAATATAGGAATGTTACAAAAGAAGAAAGGTGGGTCATTGACTGTGAAGCCAGAAACGACAATATGGTTTACATCAATGCAAAGGGAAATGTGTTCCCTTGTTCGTATATGGCGAGAGATATCCTAGAAAATAGACTATATCCACTTCATCCAATCGACTACCCATACAATCCTAAATACAATAACGCTAAGTCCTTCCCATTGAAGGATATTGTATATAATGCAGACTTTGATTGTTATAATGATAGTCTGAAGAAAGACCATTTGAAAATTTGTAAAGAGACTTGTGGAAGATGCGTGTAAATTTCGTCTGTGCTAAATGGGGCACAAAGTATGGTGCACACTTTGTCAATCGCCTATGTAACATGGCTCGTAGAAACTGCCCTGATCAGTTTGACTTTCACTTCTATTGTTACACTGATGACAGTGTGGGTCTTCAGTCTGATGTTAAGGTCATCCCCTTTCCAGATATTCCTGATATTCACCCTAAGTATTGGTTCGGTTTGGACGATTACAAGTATGGAATGGCTCGCTGTTGGGATCGTGCAAAGACTTTCGTTTTTAATACCCATAATTTCGCAGACGATAAACCACACGGGCGTTTCGTCTTTCTAGACTTAGACGTTATCATTCAAAACGATCTAACACCAATCATCACTTACAATATGGAGCAACCGACCAAGATGCGTTCTTGGTGGCAAGATCCAAGACCCATGGATACTCGTCGCTTCAAACTTTCCCATGGTGCATTCACAAACGGAAGTTGTCAGGTTTGGAGTGACGACCAGTGTGAACCTATATGGAATGATGTATTAGAACATCAGGAAAAGATTTGGTTTACATTCACAGACGGCACTGATAACTACCACAGCTGGAGATGGAAAGAGTTATGGGATTATTTCCCGAGTTGGATGGCATACTCGTACAACCGTGGACGCTCTTGGGATGAAGATGATTTAAACGTAGGAATCTATAGAGAGAATTGTATTCTCTGCGTATTTAATGTAGACCTTTTACCATTTGAAGATGGATCTAGAGGTAAAACAAAACAAGACGAATTGGCAGACCCAAGATTACTGGAGCATTGGAAATGAAGATAGGACTCACTGCAAGCGCATTCGACTTACTACATGCTGGTCATGTTCAAATGTTAGAGGAAGCAAAAACTCAATGCGATTATTTGATATGTGCATTACACATAGACCCGAGTACCCAAAGATCAGAGAAAGGCAAACCTGTCCAGAATATGGTTGAGCGATACACGCAACTGAAGGCAGTGAAGTATGTCGATGAAATTATACCTTATGCGACGGAGAACGAGTTAGAAGATATCTTGGAATTATATCCGATCAATGTAAGAATAATTGGCGAAGAATATGAGAGATCTTCATTCACAGGAGACTGGATTTGCGATAGGAAAGGAATCGAAATATACTACAATA